ATTCATATTACCAGTTTCAGTGGCAACACGATCAATGATATGTGGCTTATGAACTAACTGTGAAGGTGGACCTGCACCTGCACCTATAGGCAACCCATCTGTTAAAGGCAAATTTGGTTGGTCGTCATCCGCTATCATGCCCTGAGACTGAGGAACGAAATTTTGCAACTGTGCTACAACAGAATCAACATCCCCTTGTTGCGGAGCCATAGTGACATTACCACCAGTTGTAGCAGTATCCATTTGTGCATTAGAAGCCAAAGAAGCTTCTGCTTGTTGAGCGGCTTGCACACCACCAAATCCAAGTTCATTAATACCAGAATCGGAAACTGGTGGCGGTTCTTGTTTATAGTTTCTAGGCATTCTAGCCTCTCAACGCTCTAGCCATTTGTTGCATCTGCTCAGGAGGAGGAGGTCGTTGACCTGCTGGCGCTCCTTGCGCGGGTACACCTTGTGGGCCTCCGGCTAGACCCATCGCCTGTTCAGGAGCCATTACTTGTCCTTCTTCTGGTGGGGGAGCCGCCGCCGCTTGCTCTTCACGTATCTCTTGATCTGCTTCTTCGATAGCACCAAAAATATCTAATCCTTTTTTACGATGCTTTTCTACTTTAGCAAGATACACAACAGGCAAAGCACCAGCTAAAGCCTGCTGGCTTAAAGAAGCCATAACAGCTTCCTCTAATGCTTCTTCGTCTATACGTCTACCTTCAGCTTCAGGATCGTCAATGAACGGATGTTTGCTACGGAACGTATGCAAACTTATTCCTTTCATGCCAAGTAACTGTCCAAGTTGAATAGTAGTTCCTTGTGTATCTGCACCCGGAACCGAGTAAGACACAGTGTTCTGTCTGGATTCAAAATGAATGTTCGGTGTGAACTCAACATGGCTTGTGTCACCACTTTGCCCTGTGTACATCGAATATTGTTTGCTACCCCAGTATCCTTCATAACAAGCAAAGATTGATTCGTTCAAATACCGAAGGTGCGTTTCCATAATCTCTTGTACTTCTTGGACGCGCGGATCCAAAGAAGCACCCATGAGAGCGTCAATACCGCGACCAGTCCGAAGAGCGCCATAAGACTCACCTCCTATTTGTGGGACAGTACCAGTTGAAACTCTGGCGTTTCTTTCCAAACGATCAATAGCAATATTTGTAGTCTGATCTGGTGATGACCGAAGTTCACCTATAGATTCTGCATCTAGAAGAACATTCACTTCACCTTCACGACCATCTTTCCATTCGCCACCAACGATCATAGGTACTTGTCCTGAACGACCAATGATGTAACGATCTGGGAAGATAGCTTTTTCTTGAGCAATAATTTCAAGAGCCATGAGTTTAGCCATCAAGTCAACCATGCCAACTACGTTAGAAACCGACGACGCGATCTTATCTAAAGAAACACGACCCGGAATAATCACACAAGGCATCCCTGCTTTGTTAGGTGCGCGTGACAGTTCCATCGACGCACTGTGGGCAGGTTGCTGATATCTACTAACTTGCTGATATCTTTGCCCCATTATTCCAATAACAATATGCTGATCGTCTATCCATTCACATACATCCCATAATTCTTGAACAGCGATTTCATCGCTACCTACTGGTCCACCATTCTCTTGCCTAGCGGCAGGGTAATGTGCGCGTAACCAGTCACCTGATTTACCGTAAATGAATCCACAGTTTCTTGGTAATGAATAATCTTCGTATGCTTTAGGTTCAGGGTATACGCCTAACGGGTCACGAACTTCAATCTTCGGTGCGCCTTTTTGAAAATCTGGTGTAACAACTAGACAAGTAGTCGCATACCCTGCAAGATGCCTGTATGCCCTACGCAGTTTTAATTTCATATTCTGATCTGCCCACGTAGCTTTTAACGCTCTCCGTCTAATATCACCATATTCGCGTGAACGAACTCCTCTTTCTTTAAACCCATCTAAAGCAGGGCATCCAATAAAAGGAGATACAGATGCGGCTCTTTGAGCAATCGCATCAATATTTTCTGAAATTAATGAAGGAGTCAGTGGCGGTAACACTGGTTCTTCGTCTAAGGTCGGCAAAGGAATTACATACTCACCGTTATACCGCTCTTTAACTTCAACCATTTTTTTAAGCACAGGGGTCTGTGCATTTTCTCGTTGGCGTATAATGCCAACTATTTCATCAAATGTATACGCCATTAAAGCACCTTTGTCGGTTTTTTAGTTCTACTCCAAGGTAGTGCCTTAAACGAGAATTGTGAAGAGTCAAGGCTAAATGATTGTTTTCTTTGTCTCCATAAAATCCATATAAACCAAAGAGCCATAACTTGATCCTGTCTAAGTTGAGTACCACGTTTTAATGGTCGCCATGATTTTAGCTGACGAATTAACTGATCTGCTTGATGCCTAGTGGCAGGATCATCTGCATATGGGATTTCTATTTCTTCACGCATAAATGATAACGCCATAGAAGGAACACCAATAGTCTCATCGTATTTATTCACACCAGTCAAATGCTCTCTTACACGAAACCCGTACCGTTCAGTCATCTCTATAAGACGTTCATCACGAGATAAACCTTTTTGAAACACCATCGCTTCTATGATTACATCCGAAACTGTGCTTCCATTTTTCATACAACGTAAAACAGCATCTTCAACAATACCAAGTATCTGCTCGTTACGAGTAAGTCCAACATCTTCCCTAACGAAAAGAATCTTTAACTTACCTTCATGTGGTGTAGCGGCAATCACACAGTTATTAGAACCGAGTGCAGGGTCTAAACCAATATAAACAGTAGAATTATCAGGTGGATTATGCAAAGTAGAACGCAAAGGATTCAAACATTTCTTTATAGATTCTTCCGTAAACGTAGCTTCTAAAGAACTAGAAGGTTCCTGCATATAGTTACGTGACCATGCCTCTTCACCAACCTTACGGCGAATCCTGTCTAACGCTTCCATAGGAAACATCTCAGGCCATAACGGTTCAGGTTCTCCCTTTTCATTTGCAACAATCGCAGGAAATCTAATTACTCGTAGAATATCTTCATCTATCTGTTCCATTATCCGTTGGTAAAAGTCATCTTCACCAACACGAGTACCGTTAATACTTGTACGACCATTCTCACCCGGACGGGTCAACCAGTCCTGTCGGAAAATCTCGAACATCTGTTCGGTAAGGTTCAACGAAACACGAGATTGAATATCATCAATATGTAAATGGTCGGTACGTGTACCAGCAATCTTCGATCGCCAACCTAAAGAAACCATAGAATAATCACGCTCATCATGTGTTTGTTTCTTAAACACATTGAAATAATCAGCACCCCACGCTTGAGCAGTTTTACGACCAGACGCATTCTGTGGAACAAAAGGACCATATTTCGCTACATATTTAGGGAAAGGCCCATGCGGTTCCATTCGGCTACGGATACGACCAAGAATTTTCCTAGCCATATCCTGTCCCTCTGAACCTACTGTGATACGAAACTCAGGGTTTGTTGCAAGTTTGTAACAAAAGTAATCTTCAGCAAGAGTTGTTTTACCGTGTTCAGGTGGCCATAAAATCAGTGTAATGTTTCCGGGTGGTGTGTTCTCGTATGCTTCTATAGCTTTCAGATGGAACCAAGGAGATTGATGACCAAAGTATTCTTCACGAAAACTTTGAAAGTTGCCATCGTGTGAAACTTTTTCACTTGTGTGTGCTGATTGTCTAGCTGAGTCTGCACGTTCAGCGAAATCTGGGATACGTTGCCGCCATTTGTCATATGCAGAACGGGTAACACCTGCGATAGAACATGCTTTGCTTATAGTCCCGTGTTCAGCTAATGCTTCTAAAAAAATCTCTCGATTCTTTTGACCGCGTTCTTTGCTAACATTTTGAACTACGTTATGAGGATTAATTTTTTCCATATATATTAATCAAATACTGAAGCTCCGACTTCTAATTCGACAACTTCAGAAGCTATAACCCCTTCTGTTCCTTGAAAACGAACTGAATGAATACCAATTTCTTCAAGAGTAAAATCGACATAATATACACCTGTCGAGCTTTTTGTAGCCGTAGGAGTAGCATCTGTGCCACCTGAAGGTTTACGCCAAGTAACAGCCACATCATTAGCGTTATCTGTAGGGTCAGCTAGAGTTCCATCAGTAGTGAAACTTGCTGTCACACGCACTGAATCGCCTTTATCGTATATTGGCATTAAATCTCCTAACCTGTACTTGCTACTAGCGTAACATCATGGTAGTTAGAAGGCGAGAGCGTTACGTTAGGATTAGGATATTTTAGAAGAAGAACAGTAGTCACACTAGCTGTCGAAGTCCAAGCCGCCGCGATAGAAGCTTCCTCAATGATAAGAGTAGCTGTCGATAACACCGCTGAAAGCGAAGCCCCTATAGGCTGATCTCTGACAATCGCCGCTGAAACAGTCGCCGTTGCTGTGAGAGCAGACGCTATAGAAGCCTCTTCGATAA